AGCCCTTGCGGGCTAAAAATGAACATTATCTGAGTTGAGCAGTTCACTTAGCGTTAACACTACAAGCATTTCTGCTAACTTAGGCGGTTATCCGGTACCTAATCATGTCGTCTTATCACAACGGCGGGTCTCTGTACATACGCTAACATGCACAAAGCCGTGGGCTATTAACCCTCTTTTAGCCTTTTAAAATTGTCTTAAACAGCAAAACCGGTTGTATGTAGGCATATCCGATCGTCGTCCTGTTAAGGATAGTTGCTGAGTACTCTTAACGGCAAGAGATTTCCGTCCCCCACTTTGCATGTAGGTTGTCACTAGGCACCCGATATTAGCCGGTGCGAGCATTATCCGTTTAGTTGCTTGCCTTTAATGTGAGAACCATGTACCCGAACAGCAATGTGTCCGTTATAATAATCATCGGATTCTAAAACCCTACGATTAAATTGTTCTCTTGCCTCTATGTAAGAGCATTCAGCCTTTGATGTGCAGTAATAAAGTATTTCTCTGTGGAAATTTTCTGCGCCTAGTGTTTCTATATCTTTTGTTAAATGATCGCTTGAGCCATAGTATTCACGCCAGTCAGAATCAATTTTAGAACGAATCTTCTTTTTCTTCTTGTTGCCGTTTTTGAGAGTTACTGTTTTATATGTGGTTTTACTAAACTTTGCTAGTTTTTTGCCTATATATTTGCGACCAGTGATGTTATTAGTGATGCAGTAGACGAAACCGATACATTCTTCAGGTAGTGTTTCGACTAAAGTTTCTTGATAATACCATGACATGCACTTAGTTAGTGTCGTCGTCCTGTTGTGCCTGTTGTTTTTGGCGAGCCCTATCTAATTTACGTTGCCTGCGATCATTAGGGTTTGCTGGTGTTATGCCTTTTCTAGGATGCCCGTGTATTTCTGTTTTCTTTTGAAAGATTTCTTCGCGCCTAGTTTTAATTAATTTGCCTATTTCTGTAAGAGCATTACGAGCACGTACGGCACTTTTTTCGTAGCCGTAAGTTTCAAACCGCTCGTTGTACTTGCTATACTCTAAAAACGCTAAGATCAACTTAGCGTGAGTATCGTCATCATCAAATTTCTCAGTCATGAATCTCAAGATCGTTGCTATAACTTGTAAAGCCGTTCTCTTTGATAACTTTCAGCACGTTGTTAACACGGCCAATCAATTCATCACGGTGACTAATCAAGTAAATGTTCTTGCTACGTTCTCTACCCATCTTTTTAAGGATACTTAAACTACCTTCAACTCCGGCAGCATCCATTCCGCTGTCGATGAGTTCGTCAATGAACAGCAAGTTAATATTTTGATATAAACTTTCCCACACGTCACGGAAACTCCACGACAACCCAAGTATCAAACGATTACGTTCACCGCGTGATAGGTTGTCAAAGTCTAAGTCTTGCCCTAACTGAGTGATCTCAACAGTTAAATCGTTCTGGAACACCACACTGTGTGGCAGTCCAACCTTGTCAAGGTAGTATGTTAGTCGATTATTCAAATAGGCTAAGTTTTGATCAATGATCTTTTTACGAATAAAACTGTCTTTGTTAGTTAATAGTTTTAACAAAAACTCTTGATGATCTTTAACAGTAGTCAAACTGTTAACAGTGTCCCAAGATATTTCTTGCAACGCAGTATGTTCTAGTTCTTCGATTTGTTCTTGGTACGTATCTACTTCGTTATTTTTATTAACTAATTGTGTACCGAGACTTTCTAAGTTACTTCTATGATTATACGCTTCATCTAGCGTATCGTAAAAGGTTTTTGGGCGACCATTAATATCACCGATGAGATCTAAATCGCCAATAACATGTTCTAAGTCTGAGGCAACTTTGGACATGTATGTATCTGCCTCAGAGAGGTTTTTCTCTGCTAACTTTTTCATATCCTCATGCTTATGATCGTGTAATGCTTGTTCACATGCAGGACATTTATTGTCAGCCAACTGTAAAAGTTCACGTTCATACTTTTTAACAGTTTTATCTGCTTGCATCAACGCAGTTTCTAACGTGGCTTTCTCTTTGTTTAGGCTTTTAATCTTAGCGGCATGTTCGTCGTACTCTTTAACTAAGGCATGTTGTGTAATTTCTGCATCGATGTCGACACCTGCTAGTTCGTCAATTGCTTTTTGAATCTTAGTAATGTCAGTATCTCGACTTTTGTGCCAAGCACCTTGCTTAATTTTAAGACTGTTAATGCTTTCTTGAATACGATCGTTGCTTTTCTTAACGGCTTCAATGCGAGCATTTTCTTGAACAATCTCATCTTTAGTAATGCGCACTTGTTCTTTAAGCAGTTCTGCCTTTTCACTCAAGAGTGTAATACCTAGCAACTGTTCAATGATAGCACGTTGTTCAGCAGACTTCATAGATAAGAACGGCTCTGTATAGGTATTCAGCGCAACAATGTGTTTGAACATGTCGTGAGTCATACCTAACAATTCGTCAATATCTTTTTGTGTTTCTCTGCTGTCGCCCTGTCCTTCGTCTTCTACATCTTGATCTTCTACAATTTGATCATCAATATAAAACTTCAATATATTAGGCTTACGACCTCTCTCAATGCGATATAAGCGTCCGTCTTTTTCAAATTCAACAGTTACAAGCATATTTTTGCTGTTGATTTTGTTAATAAGGTTATCTTTTTTAATATTTGTAAGCGCAGTACCAAACAATGCGTAACTCAATGCGTTGACGATTGTTGTTTTACCTGTACCGTTACGTGATCCGCTATCATCTCCGCCCTGATCTAAGTTCTCACCTAGCACCAGCGTTAGTTGTTCCTTGCAAAAGTTAACGGCTTGTGTGGCATTGCCCACACTCATAAAGTTTTTTACGGTTAAATCTTTTATATTGATCATCTGTTCTTATAGGTTGTTATAAATGGCAAGTAGAACTTTAGGATCGTACGTGTCGCTTTGAATGTTAGCAATCTGATTACTAACAATTTGATCCACGCTTTCAAACTGCTCAACGTTAATATCTGTATTAATTTCTACATCTTTCTTTTCGGGAATTAGCGTAAGTTCTCTAACATCGGCTTGTGACACAAATGTTTCTTTAATAAAACTAGCCTCCTCAAAACTCAACGGCAAGTCAATACTAACTCGCAAATATGTCTTACTCTTAATAATACTTTCACTATCGTCAATAAGTTGACTTAGTTTAACAGTTTTAAACTTAGGAGCATCGGGCCAAATGCGATATTCTGGCTTACCACCGTGCTCAAGTATCATCATACCTCGGTCATCGTCCCATGCATCTGCATAGTTGTGCGGAAACGCATTGCCAATGTACACAATGTTTTGTTTTGCTTGTCGCTTGTGAAAGTGTCCTGAAAACACATAGTCAGGATTTTTAAAATGATGTGCTTGCAACTCGCCGTGATCTGGCATAGTTACCATAGCGTTCATTTGAAACAACGGCAACTCAAAATGTCCAAAGATGTAGCGACTTTTTAGTTTCTCCATCTTCTTCCATTCGTCATTTACTAACCACGGAACCATTGTTGTGTCACCAATTGTAGTAATTTCGTTTACAATAGTTACTCCGGGAATGTGTCTACCCCAGTCTACTGAATGGATATCACGTTTGTCTTTGTAGTACAAGTCGTGATTACCGGGAAAGAAGTAAAAGTTATCAAAGGCAGCACCAAGTTTTTCTAAACATCGGATGCTAGTAACCATAGTTACCATATTCAGTGTGTTACGATTGTGATGCCAGTCACCTAGGAAGATACCTGTGTCGCATCCTTCTTTCTTTGCTTCGGCAATAAACCAATCTACGAATTCTTCGCAGTCTTGATTATGTGTAGCCGAATTTGATTTTAATCCAAAGTGGATATCTGTAAAGCAAGCAATTTTTTTAAACATAAGTTCCTATAATAACACACTGACAGGTAAAGGTCAATCCTCTGTTGGAGTCTCGATAGCCGGATCTATCTCTACTCCGGCTTCTGCTTCTCGTTTCATAGCATGAGCGTACTCTGCATTGACAATACGAGTATTACTTGGGTTCATGCCGTTCATTTCGAGGATGTCGTCTCTAATGTTTTGCATTTTCTTTTCGATATTG